GTTTGTATGTGATAAGTCTACTGAGTTTCATTCGAATGTAAACAACGATTGGAAAGTATTTGTTGTGTTTGTGGCTGATCCCAAGTCCCAGCCCAGTACACCCAACAAGTTATCAATCTTCTGATCTACCACAGTGGCTTCCATTTCTGCATCATCAAACGGAAGTTCTTTGAACCATTGCGGTAAGTGCATCTCATCTGTGGGATACCCTATTGATGTCCACCCCAGGGCATTGCTCTTGAGTTTACATACAACGGTCTTCATGCCATCCACAATCTGCAATGAATAGTTGTCGCTATTCATACGACGCATGTTATTCCAGTTCATAGCCGCCCGCACATGGCCTGGCATGTTGGCACGACCTTCACGTTCTTCTTTCTTCTGATAGGTAGTCAAGTTGTTCACACGCTTGGGTGAGCCTTTTTCCCAACCTGGGCGTTCAGTAAACTCGTACTTGAACTCACGTATTTGTTCAATGATTTCATCTCGTTGACTGCCGTTGAGCACACGCTCTAACAGGTTCCACAGAAAGTCTTGAATGATTTTGGGTGTGTCTGATCTTTTTAAATCCAAGCCCATGGCCTTGATTGATCCCGTTTTGCCATCAACGTCTTTGCGTTTGCCTTCTTTGTCGTAGATGTTGACAGCATAACGCTTCTTGGTAATAAACAAACTGCGATCTGCCACAAGCTCTCGACCGCCTTTGATGATGGCACCCATCTCCCTAGGACAATGAAATGCTTGCTCCATAAATCCAGGAAAACTGTCGTTGACTTGATCAGCTATGCTGTCGTAGAGTTGCACACACATTTCTTTTGACCATTCCATGCGACCTTCTTTGACTTCTTTGGACAACACTGGCCAAGCACTAAAGTACACAGAGTCTGTGTCACCATAGATGATGGCTTCGCCTACGTGATCGTATTTGCCAGTGATACATTCGTTGACATGTGCATCCATGTGATGTGCAATGGCTCGACCTGTGAGTGTGGTTGACTGACCAATACGCTTGTCAAAAAATCTACAACCGGGATTAAGAATAGCACCGTACAAACTGTTTAGGTTAATCTTCTTGACTAACTGACGTTTGTCCCAGAACTCTTGATCCTGTTTGCTTGTTGCTTCTTTTAATTTGACCTGTAATTCTTTGCGTTCTCGATACCAACGATCTAGCAAGCCAGGAATAACACCTTCCTTTTCAAAAGTAAAGATTGTACCGTTGGCTGAAAGTATCCAGGGCTGATTACTATCAAAAATCATATGCCATATCTCTGCGCTCGAGTGTACAGTTTCTTCTCCGTCTTGCCAGTCGATGGTGATTTCTGTGCCACGTTGTTGTTCCATCACTGCTGTATATTCAAGGCTTCCAAACAAACCTTCCCAGGCAGCGGCAAAGCTAGACCCAGAGTTCATTTTATCCTTGATATACCGGTCAGTCATTATTGGTCTGAGCTGGCCAACAATGCTTTCTGGCGCCATGTTAAGGGCTCTAATAGCCGAGGGATACAGCGAGTTGATGTCAATGGCACCAACCCATTCGTGGATGCCTTTTTTGGGGTAAGCAACATAGGCACCTGCGGCTTGTGTGTCTTCATCTGTTAGTCTCTCTTTGCGGTTAGGAACTACTAGTCCACGTTCGTGGGCTTCATTGATGATGGCTTGTTCTGTCACTGCCACAGCACCCATGGTGGTCTGGAGTAACACAGTATTGGCATGTGCCAGTTCATTGGCAAGGTCTAGAAATCGTAACTTTTTGTCCAAGCGGGCAAGCAACATGGTGTCCTGCCGGTTGTAGTCGATGAATGTCTTGAAGTTTTGATTGTATAGCTGATCCAGCGTTCCCTCAAACTGAGTTTTTCTCTCTCCAAGCTCATGATCGCCGATGGCATCCAACGAGTAGGAATGGCGTTCTTCATATGTGTATTTCCTATAAAGTTGCATATAGTCCATGTGTACTCGACCAATCAAGTCAAAGGTCAAGTTCTCTGCACCAAAGCGTTCAAAGGTACGTTGTTTGGGCAGTTGTCCCCACAGACACATACGTCTTGTGTCATCCTTTGACAGCACACGAGTAATACGCATCACAGTGTAGGGAATATCAAAGCCTTCTGAGTTCCACCCTGACAACACATCAGCATCCTCGATGAGATCAAGGAATGTGCTGAGCATGTCTTCTTCACGTTCAAAGATCATGGTATTTTCAAACTGTCCGGCAATCTCTTGTGCAGTTTCTGCGCTCATTGACTTGGGAGGAATCACCAAGGTGACCAGTTGATCCAGCCAGTCAAGGTACACAGATATAGCAGTGATAGGATTGAATGGATCTTCTGGCTTAGAGAATCCACGTTCAGGATCAAAGTCTACCTCAATGTCAAAGAAAGCTGTTTGTAACTTAGGAGCGTCTTGCCCTTTGTAGTTTTCTTCAAAGCATCTGAACACAGGGTTGATATCTGACTCATAGATACCTTTGCCTGATTGTATGCGAATTTCTTTGCGGAACTCTTTATTATTACGTGTGCTGAATCTTGAAACAGGATTGCCGTAGATACTCTGGAACTTGCCTCGAGGATCATCGTAATAGAAGATGTATGTGGCCGGGTACTCTCGATATTCCCTGCGCCCGTTGTGGCGCTCTACCACATGAATGCGATCGTGTTCACGATCAAAAAGTGCGTCTACGTAACTCATTGTTCTCCTGGCGACTTATGGCTCGCACATACCGTTCTACATGCCCGTGACGTGGGCGATACGCTGTTAAAACAGTATTTAAAGAGTCTTGCCAACAGTGGTCAAAATAGTTTCAAGCAAGGCATGATCTTGCTGTTCGCGACCAAACTCAGCTTTGTGTGCCAGACGGATGGCCTTTTTAAGAACACCAGGCTTGATTTCAAGCTCTTCGGCCACGGCCTTGATGGTGTCATTAAGCCCACCGGTCAATGTTTCAATCTCGTGCATGACCTGCATGCCTTCGTTGATAATCTGGGTAAGTTTGATTTTCTGTTCGCCGTTAAATGTTTTGTCCATTTGGATCTCCTTGATGTATGACTTATTATACTATGTTTTTTTAAAAAAAGCAACTATATTTTGGCAATAGTCGTTGGCAATATCCTGATGTGTAGCTTGGTCTAGTATATGTAAATGGTATCTATTAGAGTTTGGTAATCTGCTGGCCAAAGTCCACTGATTGATTGATGTTTTTTGTGCAGTAAAGTTTGAGAAATAGTCTTGTTTGCGTACATTTCCAAAGATTGGATTTTCAAATCCACCCTGATCAAACAAGAACGGAACTGAGTTTTCTCTAAGTGTGTAAAGAGAGCTCTCAATGATGTACTGATTTTTTTGTATTTCTAAATCTAGATCAAATACCATACCATAGTATTCTCGCAACACAGCTACATCTTTGGGTTCAAACTCACAGGTATTGTTCAAGGATACCATAGAGTAACATGCAAGTTCTCGTTTTAATCTGTCAGGATCTTGCTGACCAATCCTGCGGAATCTATCATAGAGATCAGCAAAGTGTGCTGATTTATTTTTTACTTTGCCTTGTTCTCTTGTACTACTGGTGCCCAACAAAATAACAAAGTCTGCTGACTCTTTGATTGCTTTGTCTACTTGTACTCTTATCAAGAAGTTTGACGCACAGGATATTGAAAGATTTATTACTTCATATTCATTCCCCAGTTGGTGTTGCAAAATCACAGGCCATGGATCTATGTCCCACCCAAAGTCTGGACAACCAAAACTATCCCCGCAAATATATATTTTTTTCATGTTATGCAAATTTATCAAGTATTGTTTCAACCACTGATTTATTATGTGCCTGACAGCAACGATAGAAATCTCCTGACCAGATGTAATCTGTATTATGATTTGTACTTTCTTGAGTCATTTCTACTATGTCAGACATGCTGTGATCTTTGAGTGATTTTATCATTTTTACGGTTTTAGATAATCTAGTTAAGTTACCTGGGTCAGAATCCCAGGATAAGTCAATATTGCCATAATCAAACTTTAACCCCAAGTCTTGAAGGTACTTGTAAGATTCAAACTGCCCAACTGTAATAAATGGTGTACCAGCTATCAGGCATTTATATGTTTTTTCAGAAAACTGTGGTCCCGGCATTATAACCTGACCATACTCATTGTGCATAAGACTGTAGTGATAACTTTCACTGGCAATGTGTAGAGCCGCTTCTAGATAACTTGGTTGCCAAGGGTTGCTGTTTACGATTTGTAGTCGGCCAGTTTCGTAAGAAAAATCATCCATTACTATAGTGGTACCTAGATATTTTGTTCTAAAAATATCCATCAACTCGTCAAGATCTGTTAATCCTGTTGGTGTCCAATGATGTACATTTTTTTCTTCTACCCAGTCACCAAGTTTTAATAGTAAATCAGCTCTATCAAGATTTTCAATCAATGCAGTAAACACAAACATTTTTGACTGACTAACACGATTACAAATATTACTGACTTTGTATTTGACATTACGCGGCAAACGAGTTGGATGCCAGCGCATGATAGTATCTAAGTGATGATGCCAACTGTGGTAGTTATAAAAATAAACGTTAGGAGGCAACAGTATGTTGTAAC